AGTCTATACCCATAACTTTCAAGAGAATGTCTGCCCATTAATTTGGGTGGAATGTTACCAATCTTACAATCTAATTCAGTTCTATTAGCCCAGATTAATCTGCTAACAAGTAAAGTATCAAATACTTCTCCTGCATATTTAAAACCAAATACTCTTTCTAATGCAGGTAAATCAAACTTTGTAATGTTATGACCAATAAGTTTTTTTGCCTGTCGCAATAGGTCTATAGCTTTGTCTAATTCAGTTGGTTTAAAAGAATAAACTTTTTCTGTTTCTACATCTTTAGCAACTAAACAATGAACTTTGTTTAAAGTTTCTAAGAAACCATTGGTTTCAACATCTATAACTAATTGCATACTAATAATCTAAACACCCAGTCATAATGACTGTTGCTCCTTTATAAGTTTTTTGGTTTTTGATTTTATTTTCTATGTTTTTACTACAACTTAATTTGTAATCAGGTTCGTAGAAAAAAGTTTCTTCACTAGTAACTATGAAAAAAAATATTTGGCTATACTTACTTTATTGTGAACCATATAAACAAATCCAAGTAGAAGTATAAAAACAAATACTCCATAGAAAAAATTTCTAATTCTATTATATCGTTTAGTATTTCTTTGAACTTCTTCTCTAAAGTTTTCTAAAATATATTTGTCATTCATTAGTGTATCTTTGTTACTGTTATTTTTTCTGTTGATGGTAAAAACATTGAAATATCTTTTATTGCTTTTGAAATTACTTTTTCAGCTTCAACATCTCCGCACATTATTACTGGGTAAACATTTTCAAAACGTATTGCGTTATAAATTGCAGTCATTATTGTTCTGCAAGTTTCGTAAACAATTTGCTGTTGGGTTATTGGAAGGTTTAAATAATCTTCTTTATCTACAAGAAACGACAAAATAAACTTAGTTAGTATTCTCTCGTTCATCAAAGTTTACTTCTGATAACCTGCCAGTATCTTTGTTGTAGAATAAGTTTGTTGCAACTCCTGTGTCTCCACTAAATCTATTTTTCAAAACTCTAACTATCATTATGTTGTTTTCCTTTTCGTCTTGTTGATTTCTTTCAAGTGCAATCACTGCATCAGATAAAGTTGCAAGTGAATGACTTCCTCTTAAATGCGTTAATGAAACTTGAAGTCCTTCTTCGTGTGAACCTGATGGTGGTCTTTTAAGATGAGATACAACAAACAAAGCACAATTTAATTCTTCAACTAAACCTCTTAGTTTAGTCATTGTGTTATCTATTAATCTTCTTTCATCACCTTCAGTAAGACCTGAAATAACTATTGATATATGGTCTAGAAATATAACTTTGCAGTCTAAACCATTAACTAAAAACCTTATTCTTTGTAACAAATCATCACTGTCTGTACTTCCAAAGTGATTATAAAAACAAATATTATTTTTAACTTTATTAAATTCTTCAGTTAATTTTTCTTCGCCAATTTCTTTCCTAATAGAAGGAATATGTATTGGTGCATTTAGAGGAACAGAAACAATACCTCTTATACTTCGTTGAACACTTTCTTCTAATGCAATGTAACCAACTTTAAATCCTTTAGAAATAACATCATAAGCTATTTCTCTACAGACTTGTGATTTACCTGTACCTGAACCTGCACAAAGTAAAACTAATTCACCAAATCTAAATCCAAATAATTTTTTATTTAGTCCATTCCATAAATAAGGAATAGATGGAACTTCATTATCTTTTAATAAAAGATTAAGTGTATCTTGACCAAGTATAATTCCTTGTGGTGTAAATTGTTTTGCACCCCATACAGCATCAATTAAATCAACTTCTTTACCTTGTAGTAAAAGTTCGTTTGGGTCTTTTGCTTTATATCTTGCAATCTTTACTTTTTTAACTGGTAATACTTCAGAACATTCTAAACTAGCTTGTGTACCTGCTTCATCAGTATCAAACATCAAAATTATATTTTCAAATTTTGACAACCATTCTAATTCTCTTTTGATATATTTTTTTGCAGATGTAGCTCCTGATGGAACTGAGACAACAGGATATTTATTATTAGAACAAACTTGTGAAACAGTCATACAATCTATTTCACCTTCTGTAATGACAACCATCTTACCGCCATCTCTCCAGTTGTTCTGACCAAATAAAGTAATGTCTTCTAAATCACCTAACCAAATAAAACTCTTGTCAGGAAATCTTAAATGCTGTGCAACTTTTTGAAATTTTTTATTGTAGTAATTAGCAATCTGAACAGGTTTGCCATTATAAATTCCAACTTCGTAATTAAAAGTTTTACAAGTATCTAATTTTATTTTTCTTGCAGGTAGTGCCTGTATCTCTCCTGTAATCATATTTGAAATTTGTTTTGGTTCTGTTTGTGTATTGTCGTCTGTGGTGTTTTTCCTTGTATGACAACCAAAACAATATGTATGGTCTGAATAAACTCCTAAATTATCTTTTGAACCGCAATCAGGACAAGGAGAATGACGAATAAAAATACTTTCATTATAAGACATCTGCCTTTTTCATTTCTTCTAAATCTCCATTTTCAAGAGTACCCCAACTGTATTTGTAATTTGGAATATCTTCATTTCGTAAATATTCTTGGACATCAAAATTAGGACAAGTCTTTTTATTATTAACTTCGTAGTGTCCTATAATTCTAGCATTAGGATATTTTTCAACCCAACTAGTAAGAACCTTCTTTAAACTTTCCCACTGTTCTGAAGTAAAATTGTCTTCATTTTTATTATCTTCTGATAATCCGCCAACTAAACAAACTGAAGTACTTCTATCGTTTATTTCTACTGCGTGAGCTTGAAACTCGTCATCTTCTCTACCCTGTTCTATTGTTCCATTTCTTAAAATAACTTTGGCATATCCTATTTTTAACCAACCTTTTTCCCTATGCCATCTATCAATAACTTTAGCATCTACATTCATTGATGGTTTAGAAAGACTACAATGTACGACTATAAAATCAGTTTGTTTTCTTGGCATTTTTTATCTCTTTAATCCACTCGTCAGGAAATGGAATTTTGCTTGATGCAACGCAGTGATATTTGAAACCAAAAATATCGCACCATTTTGCATAAGTAGTTTGTGATTTTTTTCCAATTTTGTTTTTTGAGTTTGAAAAAATAAATCTTAAATCTAAAGAAGGATTTTGCTGTTTTATTATCTTATGCTTTTTCCTGTCTTGAGAATTAAAAGCTCCTTTAGTTTCAACACAAAAAGAACCTGTAATTGGAAAGTCCACTGTGTAGGTTTTCTTTGTTTCTGGCATAGAGTAAGTAATCTTTTTTCCTTCATATACAAAATTTACTTTTGCATCTTTTAGGAAATTAAAAACAATTTCTTCTAAGCCAGACTTCAAAGTTACACCTTTAGAAATCGAAACTTTTTTGAAGTTCTGATGTTTCGGTTTCATTTACACTTACAGTGGTGTTGCTTACATAACCATCTTCTTCTTTTAAAAGACTGTTATATGAAGCAGGTTCAACTAATTCTAAAACTTGGACAGCTTTTATTCTGCCAGTAATTCCAACACCAATAAGTGGACTGTTATATCCAACTAGTGCAAAAACTACTTTTAATTTTGACCCTGCACCAATTAATTTATCAACTGGAAAAGGATTTTTCTTTGCATCAAAAAGCATAGGTCTTTGATGAAAAGGCATATTGGTTTTTTTGGATATACCTGATGCCTTAAGTTTTAGTTTGATAAGAACAAATTCTCCTTGAACATTATAAAGTTTAGGAGCAACTTTTACATTCTTACCTTTGTTTGCTTTTTCAAAATCAGAAAGTACTTCTTTTCCATAACTGTCAATTTGACTAATTATATTTGAAGCATCAGATTTTCTGATTTTCATTGTTACACTGTATTCACCGCCTTCAATATACTTAGTATCAGGTCTATTGAGTTTGGGATAAACAGCTTCACCTACTGGGGTTACCAGTATTTTTTGCTCTAACATATATTTTAACTCCTATGTTAATGTTATCTGAGAGTGCAACATATATGCACTGGTGAATATGTTATCGCTTAAATACAGAAAAAAGGACTGTCTTTAACTAACTCTAAGTTCAAATCTCCTTTAGGTGGTATAGTTGGAAACTTCTTTTGATTTTTAGCAGACAACATTGCGTAAATGTCATCACTAAATTTCTTTAGTATGTCTTGCTTGTATATTTCGCAAAATGCTTCTCTAATGGCTTTACTCATTTTAGGAACATCAGGAGCTATAACTCCAAAACTATCGTGAATTACACTAAAAGTTTTTACACCTTCATTATGAGCTTTTACTACAGCTAATTGTAATAAACTTGCGTCTAATGAATGAATAAAATCAGCACAAATTTTATTAGATGTTTTACGTTTATCTATCTTTTTAGTGTCCTCTCTAAATGAAAGATAAATAGTATCACCTATCTTTGTCTGAACTCTTTTAGATTTTTGTTCATAACAAGCTATTTGTATTGGAAAATTTAATGGACTAATCCAAGTAACAGGTAAATTTTCTGATGAAGCTAGTTGTGTAATTTTCTTTAAATATTTCATTACTTGTCTAGCACCAACAATTACTTCGTGGATTGCAGTCCAAATTAATGGTGTCAGATATTGTGTGGCCTTAAATAAATCATCACCAAAATTATGATTAATATTTTTATCTATCTTTTGTGTTTCAATATGTTCAGCAAGATAACGTCTGCAAGTAAACATAGTTAAACTATATGGTAAGCACATAACTGGTTTCTTAGTTATCTTTCTGTCTATTCCATAAGCTAACCACTTCTTCGCCATTTCATCATTTTTTGTTTTTAATATTTCAATTAATTTACTTGCAACAATTCCATAGACATCATTAGGTTTCTCATTTGCAATTAAATTAGTTGCGTTACCACCAATACTATCACGCATTAATGCTGAATAATGTTGAAGCCCAGAATTAGAACAATCCATTTGTAATGGTAATGTTGTAATAAAACTTGCATCAAAATCAGTATCAGCAAAAGATTTATATTCATTACACCAAGCTAAGAATTGAAAAGGTTTATCTGCATTAGTCCAAAATTTTTCATCAAAAGGAGATTTTGCTGAAGCTAATATTTTATTTTCATTAGCTCTTACCCAATCAAGTCTAGTATTTAAACTTTCCTTATCAGCTTCTCCAAATAAATTAGAACCTGCTACTGCAAAATTTCTAAAACTTTCTTCATCTGCAATAGGTTTTCCATATTTAAAAATTAATAATGATTTAGCATAATCTGCTGATTGATTAGTAAGCAATGCAGGTTTTGTATAAACACGACCTCTTGTATCTAACTGCATTGGATAGCAAAAATGAGTATGGTTCATAAGCTCTTTTGCAGTATCAAGTATCATTTTAACTTGAATAAACTTGGAACTATTTCTAGTTTTATCTTCGTGCCATTTTGCTTTTAATCGTTTCCACTTTTTTAAAGCATCTGTGTTTGTATCTATATCGTGGGGTCTTGGTGGAACATCTATACTTTCAGGATTAATTGGTAGTTTCCCAATCTTTATAGATTTATCCCAACATTCATTAATTACTTTGTAGATAAAAGTATTAATAGTCCATTCAGTTTCTTGTAAAATATTTACTGAACCCCAAACATTAGGCATTTCTTCCCATCTGTTTGCCATCTCTTGTAGTAACTGATTATTTGTTCCTTTTACGAAATTGTAGTGCATTGAAAATATCCTTTGGTTTGTTTTGATAATTGTATTTTTTTGCGTAATAACCACCTGAATAAGGCGAAGACCAACTCATAGGTGGCATAAGCATTGGCATAAATTTAGGAATTAGAGCTTCGTTATGAATATTAAAATTCCTTATTTCTTGGGTTAATTTTTCAGTTGGACAAACATACAGAATACTTCTGCGTTTTTTATAACCTAACTTTTTTCTGTCCTCGTGAGTTATTAAACCTTCTCGTTCAAAATATTCTACGATTTTACAACCTAAATGTAGTTTGTCTGCTTTGCTCCATTCAGACCAAAAAAGATTGTTCTTATTCATAAAATAAACCCAGACTTTTTGTTTGTATCTGCGTTTATTTTTAGACATCTTGTTAGCTCTAATATTTATTTTACTTTCAAGTTGTTTATGTTTTTCTGGTAAAACATCTTTAAAGAGAGTTAGTCTTGCTTCTAATTCTAAAGATGTACCAATATCAATCGCAAGAGCATTAACTGTTACGAGTTTAGAAATACCATCTAAAATGTTTTTGATTGCTATAAGACTAACTGTAGCCCAAATAAATGGGTCGTCTTTGACAAACTCTTTATCTTCTTGAAAGTCTTTTTGAGATAAACATTGAAGTAATAATTTAAAGCAAGTTTGATGCCTTCCTGCTTCACCCTGAAAACAATTTTTTATATCAGTGTGAATTAGCTTAGAAATTATTGGTACATATTTTTGAGTACTATTTAAACCTGCTTTAGTTGTACTTTCAGTACCTTTCTCAACTGCCTTTTTTATGGTGTTGTTGTATCTTTCAATACCACCACGAACCATTTGTTCTTCCCATTCAATTTCTTGGGCTATTTTTTCAAGATAATCACTATCATTCTTGTATTTACCCCCTACTCCTTTGTTTAAAAGTTCCTCTAAATGGGCTTTTTCAACTTGCGTTTTATGCGGATTATTTGTGGACATTTGTAGAACAAACACATTCACCACTGCATATATATTGCTAACAAAACAGCATTTGTTTGCGTATGTTAGCAGTAATATTCATAGGTGTATGTATCTCCTATGTTGAGAAGTTAGCCAGTAGTGCCAACAATAATCAGTCGAAATACACTGGTGAATATAAATGATTTTTTTCCTAAGACTGGTGTGTCTACCGTTCCACCACTCCCGCGAGTTTTGGTGGATGTATAGGCAATTTAATACAAATTTTCTATCAAAAAACTATAATATTAATAGTACTTTAATATAATT